ACGCAAAGGTTTGTTCACCGCTTCCGTTTCCTGCCGTGTGGTGTAAATACACCTGGGTCTTTTTAACCGCTTCGCGATTGTATGCCCTAAATGGTACTTGTTTAATTTTCATCTTGTTTCTTTGATGCGCCAAAATAGAATGATACTACCATAGTCACGATGGATGTTACACCACCCGCAATGGTAAAATAAATGTCCTTTTGATCCGTTGGGAAATCCCAAAAGATAATTGAAAATAAAATGGCATAACTCAATGCCAAAATTAGGATGGCTACAATGCCCGTTACATTTGCTTTGAATCTGTCCATTATCCTTGTCCCACACTGGGCTTTTTTGATTTGTGTTTATTGATGTGCTTCGTATGTCTGCCCAACTTCTTCTTGGGCTTTACACGAAATGTCGTTGTGTTGGTTGCCTTTGCCATTACAATCCGTTTAGTTTTAGCATATTGTTCATACTAATTGTGTCCATGTCGGCGATGGCCGTATCAACTCCCATGAACATCATGGTCTTTGCATACTTTTCCGCCTTGGCTTGTGCCTTGGCAACATCTGCTTTCAACGCTTCTTTTTCTGCAACCTTTGATTCAACCATCTTTGCATTCATCGTTTGAGCCATTTTGGTGACTTCTCCCGCACTTTGAATGTTTTTTGATACCTTGTTAAGCAACGCATCTATTTCGTCAATCTGTGGGCTTTGTTTAGCGTGGGCAATTGTGAACACATAACCAGTAATAAACAATGCACTAAATACGATTAAAAGGTTTTTCATAGTTTTTTCATTGTTTGCATGATGCGGATTTCGGTCATCGTTGCCGCCAAACACGAATCGGACTTTTTAAGGGCGTATGTGAGTTTGTCAATCTTCACATCCAACGCTTCTATCTTTTGGTTTGCCTTTTCAATTTGTTCTTTATAGCCCGAACGAAGGTCAAAGTAAAGATAAGAAACGGCCAAAAGCATACAAAAAGCAACGGCAGCAATTGGGTTTTTGCGAAATTGGTCAAACGAAACGGGCAACGCATTGGGGGTTTTTTTGACGGCGGTCATATTCTAATAAAACGATTTCAAAACCAATTGTTATGATTGTGGTGGGAATGGTGGTGATGGTGGTGGTATGTATTCGGCTTGGGGTGAATCTAAAACCCAAGCGTATTCACTTGCTTCAACTTCGGGTTTGTCCTCATCGGAAAGAAACAAAAACCAAACGCCATTGATATCTTGAACGCAATTAAAAAATTGATAAGGTGCGTAGTACTGCCCTTGTATCAAATCCTTTTGGTCGGGGGTAAGTGTGTATCCTATCATACATTTCTGCTTAAAGTGGTTTGAAACGCTTGTACTGCGGTGTAAAAGTTTGATGCTTGGGTATCGGTTAAACTATCTCCCATTGAGGCAAAGGCACATCTACTTCCCGAAGAAAATGTATTTGAAGGCTGATAATTATTCAAATACACATTTTGAGTGCTTGAAAAACTCGTAGTTACAACTGTTTGCGTTCCAACTATAGATGAATTTTTTATGAATTTTAGAGTGGTTGAATTTTGTTTATTTGTCAAATAAAATGCAGTTGTTGGCGTACCTAATGTAACACTCGTAAACGAATTTGCAATTGCACCATAATATAGATTTGACGTTTGATATAAACCCATCCAATTACCATCTATTGCATTATCTCCCATTAAAACATTTTGGTCTCCCGTTACGGCTAAATTATTATAATAAGAATTATGCGTATTTGTAGGTGTTAAATTACTACTTGCCAAAAGTCCCGTATTCATAAAACTACCCGATGATTTCATAGTTGATGCACCTTGACTACTAAATGTCCAACCGCTTGAAAATGTACCCGTAAAACTTGAACTTTTTAAGTTCTGCGCACACGCTGCCGCACTTGCACCAACCATTGGATAAATGGCTTTCATAGGTGTCCAAAGCGAATTGGCTTTTAATGTAATTACCAAAGTATTAACCGCTTGTTTTTCGGTATTAGATAGCGTTCCCCCTGCCGTAGTTACACGATTGAAAAACGCAACCGCATCAGCATCGAATGACGCAATCTGTGATGCCATTATTCCACTTGTTGCCAGTATCATTATGCTATATCTCCAAATAAATATGCTTCCGTTCCCGAAATAAATACCAAAGTTGCACCGCTATATTGGGCGTTCAATTTCAACTTTGCGCCATTGCTTCGGATTGTCATCCCACTACCCGCAACAACCGTTGTTTGACCCGCGCCATATTGCGCCAACAAGATTTGTGTACCCGCTGAAAAGGTTGATGCGGGAACGGTTAGGTTGTTTGCACTTGCAACATTCATTTCAACCAATTTATCGGCATCAGATGCAACCAATGTATAGGATGCCGTTTGTCTGTTTGCCGTTACAAGTTTATTGGTCTTAGAATCAATCTGTGTTTGTGCATTGCTTGTAAGTGAGTTAATGTATTGGAATTCGGTGCTTGTAACCGATCCGTCAGCAATGGCAGTTGCATTAATTCCCGTTGCGGGTGCTACGCTAATATCACCACTACCCAACAAAGAAGTTGAATTGATGGTTTTGATATTTGTGCCACTCACCAATGTTGCTTGTACCGCTACATCCCCCGAACCCAAAAGTGAATTTGAATTTACTGTCTTAATGTTTGTACCTGAAACAAGTGTGGATTGTTTGCCCGTGAATTGAGTTTGGATATTGTCGGTCAACCCGTTCAAATAATCAAATTCCGCATTACTGATTACTCCCGTGCTAATTTTGGAAGCATCAATCCCACTTGGAATATCACTTGCTGATAAGTCCGCACCCGCAGTTACTAAACCCTTGGAATCGTATGTGATTTTGGTTTTTGTAGATGCCGTAATCGCGGCGTTTTCATCAACCTTGCCATCCAACGCGGTTTGCAAATCGGTTTGATTTGACAAAGTACCCGTGATGGATCCCCATGTGGTACTTCCACCACCACCACTATATTGTGGGATGTTCAAAGTTGAACCAATTAAAGTTGCCGCACCACTCGTTCCCGTTGTGGTTAATGATAATGTATTTTGTTTAGCATTTAATGCCGTTTGTGTGGCTGTACTTACTGGCTTATCCGCATCACTTGTATTGTCTACATTGCTTAATCCAACATCGCTTTTTGTTAATGTTACATTCCCCGTTCTTCCACTTACACTTTGAACGGGTGATTGGGATTTTATTTGAGCAATGCTAATTTTTTTTGTAATATCATCACTGATATCTACAATTGGCAATACATCATCATTTGCGATGGTTACAATTGCCGTTAAATCGGTTATTTTCTTATCAGCCATTTTATGTTGTTATTATGATTTTGCTTGAATCTTGTTGTAATATAAACGACCCATCTTGTTGTAGCAAAAAGCCCGTTTCAATAATTATTGGTGTTCGTGTGATTTGCCCAATGCCTTGCGCCCACAAAGTGCCATCACAACACTTTTTGGAATATGTGTTTTTGTCCTTGCACAAACACGCCCGTGTTCCACCACCTTGCGGGGATGACCTTGATGGGGTTTTCCACCCATTCTGTGTGTTGTTCGGATTATTTGGGTTGTTCCAATTGCTCATTTTCTTATCAATGCAAAAAGTAAAAGTAAAAATAACACCGATCCAATCGCCACACCAATTTTTTGTGGTACACTGATTCTTTCTTTGTACTGAATTTGTGGTGGTAACTGAATTGTCTTGGTGTAACGGATGGTATCTGCCTTCACAATTGTTTGAACTCTTATCACATCGTGGTTTCTGTAAACAATCGTTTTAACGCCATCTTTTTCAATTGTGAGGGTATCAATCGTTTTGCTCACGAAAGTGTCTGTAATGGTCACAGAATCACGCACAAACATGGTATCAATGCCATACACGCTTATTTGTGCCATGGCGGGGTTCTTTTTGATGGCTTGTTCTAAATGCCACTGCGCCGAACACCCCGTCAACAAAATGATAAGTGTTAATAATTTACCACCTTTGACAAACAAATCGCACTTCACCTTATTGATGGTTTTCAACTGCGTCATGTAGGTGGTCAATTTCTTGACCTTTTCATCCTTTGGCTTGTATGTCTTTTTTACAGATTCCATGAAACATAGTTTGACGGATTTGTATTTGGGTATTCACCCGCTTGTTGGTCCTCGGTGTACTGCGAAAATAATTGTGGGTAGTAACTCAAATAATCCACAACCCGTCTACGATAAGTTTCCGCGATGTTTCTTTGGCGTTGAACCAATGTATCAATTTCGGTTTTGTCTGGCAAAGTGGTGTTTTCGGGTGAGTTCCTCAAAATACCCGCATTGCTTACTTCATAACCATGAAACAACAACAAATCGGCCATGGCATAGTGAATCAACATCGGTTGAACATAGTGCGAAACCAAAGTTTGGTAATTGCCCGTCAATGTTCCGTTTTCAACCTGGGTTAAAATGTACCGATACAACTTCGTTCCCAAAAGTTCTTGAACTTGTATGTCTTGACTGATTTTAACAAAGGGATAGATTTTGTCTACATCCACATTACCACCCAATTGGGTGTATTTGAAGATTAGTTCTTTGTCAACCAGTAATATGTCATCGTTTGCGTACATCTTATTTATTCTTTAATGATCCTTTGTTTGGCATATCAATGGGGCGTGTCTTGGCGGTATTCCACCCACTTGGTGAGAATGGCACACCCGCGTTGTCTGCGCTTTTGTTTGATACTTCGTTGTAATTATCTAAATCCCTACTTTCGCCCGTTTCGTTTGGTTGCTTTGGCAAAAACTTTCCTTTGACTTGTTTGCGTCTGAATGTCAATCGTTCCCATCTGTGGTGACAATTTACACCGCCTTTGTACTTCCAAATCGAATAGGAACTTTGACCGCTTGGGGCAAATTGTCCGTTCACACCCGCATCACCCATTTGGATAATATCTTCCCTACGGAATATCACTCCGCTTTTGGCTTCTTGAACCATTGTAGAGCAAAACTCCCTTGATTTGTTGGATACGAAATCAGGACCGTAACGGTATCGGATTTTGTACACCCCTTTATCGTCATTACTTTTTTTATTGGGGTTGTCATACGCCAAGTTAAATTTCATTTCTTCATCGGCATCTTCAACTTCCCGCACATCAATCAATTCCCATTCTTCATCGTTGTTTATCTCGCCTTTATCCTTCAAATGTTCAATCCAAGATTTTTCATCGGATTCCAACATTGTTCCTTCAAAATAAGAGTAACAAATGGCCGTGGCTTGGTCGGTGTCTTTACCTTCACGAATTACAATCGGAATACAACGCCCTAAAAAATCATCCTTTGATTCACCCGCATTGGGCTTTACCAATTCAATCTTTTTTTTTTGACTTGCCAAGGATACGCCCGTTTCTTCTTCGCGCGTTTCATCATCAATGACATTACCACTCAAATCGGTGAATTCCAAAGGTTGTAAGGTCTTGAAATACAGATTCAAATTAAACCCGTTAAAATTCAATACCTTGGTGACTGCATCAATTATCAATCGTTGGAAAGGCCGTACCACAACATTATCAAACAAGATGGACGCTGACTTCAATTCGTCTGCGTTACTACCAAATCCCGTGTTGTCCTTAATACCCAAAAGTAATGGCGAAACGATACGATGTGCCACCATGATTTTCTGCATGGATTCTTGGGAAAGGAACTGATATTGGTTGTGAGCATCACTCAATTGAACGGGTGTAATATCCGCACTTGAATCCTTGCCATCATTCCACGAGATAATAAACCTTCCCGCGTTTGATGATCCGCCAAACTTTTGTTTGATTTGGGCTTCCACAGTGTCTTTGACCTCGGCAGGTGGTTGCCCGTTGTTGAAGTTTATCAACATTGATGGGGCTAACCCATTCATGATGTTGTTAATATGGAAATTGGAAATCTCCGCTTCCAAGTTGGCATATTGCGTACCGCCTTGGTAATCCACGGGTGCGAAGTAAAACGAACCCGTTGAATATGGTTTGATTGTTAAAATACATTCGTTTGCACTTTGGTCATAACCGAACGCCCTAAATTCAATTGGCGTGTGGTTACGCTTCATGTTAGCCCAATCGGGGCAATAATAGTACTTTTCAATTTCACCCTTTTCGTTGCACTTGGCGGGGCGAAGGGTTTGTTGTGGAAAGTGCTTGGCTTGGACATACTTTTTGCGGTCCTTTGATTTTACCAATTGAAATGATGCTTGGCCTAACATTTTCAAATCCATTGCAACGGCGCGAAGGTCATCCGCACTAAACAACTTTTTGAATTCAATGTAACCTGGCAAATCCCTTGATGCCCTTGTAACCTCCAACCCTTTACCAAAGATTTGGTCCACAGTGCCTTTAATACACGCATTGTTGGTGGGTGATGAATGGTATAAGTCAATCAGGTATTGGTAGTAATTATTATCATCACCATATTGCACCCAATCTTTGTTCTTTTGCTCAATGATGGATGGTGCGGTGTATGATTGTAATTGTATAAATTCTAAACTCATAGTGTTTTCCAATTAGGTGTACCAGGGGCAGTCGTTGTGAACTGCTTCCAAGTGTTGTAAATGTTTGTTGTTCCCGTAATCCAATATCCCAAAACCTCCCAAATCAACACATTCCCATTGTACACACGAAACAATAATTCATCCGTGTTTTTGGCAACTGCGTTAATTGGCGTTAAAACGGGTAAATTCATTGTGATGAAGGAATATGACTTCACACACGCAGTCGTGGTGGAAACCATCGTTTTTGTGGGTTTATGCCATACCTCAATGGTTGCCGTTGACACACCTTCAAAATCCACGAACGATGTGAATGTAACTGATGTGGATGTGTTATTGATGTGCATATACTATAAAACGCAATTCTAACTTTTTGTTACAAAAGAAAACCCCCACCGATTTGGTGAGGGTCATCAAACTATAAAACTGAAATCAAATTAAGCCGCAACAGTGATAATCGCAGGGGTCAATTCCGCGTAATTATCGGCATCAACGGGGGCAGGTGGGTTTGGTTCACTTGACATCAAAGTCAAAGTATTCAAACGGGCATCACCCATTTGCACACCCCATGAAGATGATCCGCCATTGGCATCACAACCCAAAGTTTCACCAATCAACCAAAATTGGTCGTTTCTATCCCACACGATGATTTGCCATCTACCTTGTGACAATGTTTTCAAAGTGTCCATATCGGCATCGCCCGTTACTGGGGTTTTACCGCTTGGTTTGAAAGACAAAGTAAACAAAGTTTCGTAGGCAGTTGTTCCGTTATCGCGTGATGCGATTACAGTTGTTTCGATGGTTGACAAACCTTTCAATTCCCAAAAATTTGCAGTAATTGGGGTTGTGGTTGTTCCGTTATCAATCAATGTTACCAATCCCGTACCGCTTTTAGTCACTCTGTTGGCGAATTCAAAAGGGATAAAGAAAGCACCCTTCAAACCACCGACAAACTGCTTACATGGTTCGTATCTATTGGCTAATGTTCCACAAGTTGGCATATTTTTTCTATTTTGTTGTTAAAAAAAAGGGGCGGGTGTTTACGCCCACCCCGTGTTTATATTGTTCCTATATTATTAGGTTACATTAATTACAACTTGTTGAGTTGGGTTGGTAGCGATGATACCACCAGTGAAACGCATGATTACACGCACATTCTGTGAACCATCAATATCACTCATGTCAATCACCTTAACCTCGTTGTAATCGCTCAACAAACCAGTACCGAAGTGCAAATCTGACTTCATACCCAATACACAGTCAAAGTCGTTAAGACCAGGACACATGGTTACGGGGATACCTTGGAAGTTCATTGGTTTTTCACCAACATAGAATTGGAAGTTGTAGTTACCTGCTGACAAAGCGGCTTGGTATGCCTTCATGGTAGATGGTCCAACATAGTATTGGTATCCTTCTTTGCCATACAATGCAGCGGGTGAGTTATCCAATGCTTCTTGCAAACGAGCAACAACATTTGATCCAGTAGTTGCACCACTGAACGCACGAACGATTGCAGAGTTGTCAATCAAATAACCAACCATACCATCTTGACCAGGAACCAATGCGGAATCATACCACAAATTTGATTTCCAAATGCCCAATTCGTTTGCTTGTGCTACTTCGGCCGCGGTTTGTGCCAACATGAATTCTTCAAAAGTTGCAGGCAATTTTTCAAATGCACTGAAACCCGCTTGTGCCGCTTCCCATGTAGTACGCAATTGGTTCTTACAAAGTTGTAAGTTTACTTGCTTTTCGATGGTAGTCAACACATATTCACCCAAAGTTACTGATGAAGAATCAGTGAAATCACAAGTTGCATCAGCAATGGTGATTGAATCTTGGTAGTTACGGATAACTTCTTTGAAGGCCACATTGGGGTGCAATGTGATAAGTTCTTTTGCCAAGGTCTCGCCTGACAACAACGCAGCCGCAATGTATTTGTTACCAAATAAACCCGCGTAGGTATTTGGAGATACTGTTGGGCCACTCAAATTGATTTTGTTTAATTTATTGTTCATTTTAGTGGTTTAGTTAAAAAGTTGGTCGAATACTCGGTCTTTAATTGTCTTTTCACGCTTATCGCTAATGTGAAAATGCATTTTGCTTGTGGTTGTTGCTTCGGGGTTGAATGGAGTGTGTGGGGCGGGTTCAGTCGCCAATCTTTCTTCCAATTCAGCGTTCACGGCACTCAAAGCAGTTTTTTCCATTTCCAATGCTGACAAACGGGCTTCAAACTTGGCTTCAAGTTCTTTGATTTGTGCGCTGAAATAAGATTCCTCCATTTCGGTTTTAGATTTCACGGTTTTCTTTGGTTTCATTCCCATTTCTTCCTTGATTTCTTCTTTCATGATATCGTCTTGGGCTTCAACTTCCTCAACGATTTCTTCTTCCTCAACTTCGGCTTCTTTCTTTGCGATTTCAACGATTACACCGTTTTCATCAACCTCAACGATGTTACCATCTTCCATGGCGAATTCACCAGCAGGTGCGGGAATCTTTCCATCTTCGGTTACGATAAACACGGCTTGGCCTACTTCAAAGGCATCC